CTTAAAATAAGCTAGGAGTATTATAATGAGCAGAGTTAGAAAAGAACAAAGTAGTCCTGAAACAGTAATCCGTTCCGTAGCGGAGCGAGAGGAAGGAAATCAAGTCCGTTCACAGGCACAACGCCCAAGACGTAACTCGATTGGTGTTCCAAGACTAAGTTTGGCAGTAACAAAGGATTTACCTGGTTATCACCTATGTTGGATGAATGACGATGGTAACGTCCAAAATGCAATAGATAGCGGATATGAGTTTGTCACTCGTGGTGAGACAGAGTTAGCGAATGGAGTTACTCCATCAAACGTTGACATGAGCGACAGAATCAAACAAAAGGTAGGAACTACGCAGCAAGGCGACGTGTTATACGCCTACTTAATGAAGATTAAGCTCGAATGGCATGAGGAAGATATGGCCGAAATCGAAGCCCAAAACAGAAAAGTAGAAGAAGCTATTGCTGGCGGAAATATTAATGGAGCCGTAGGACAAGATGGGCGTTACAACGCTGGCATCAACATCCGACGGACTTAAACGTAAATTATTAACTTAAAGGTTAAAAATGGCAAACTTGAATGCACCATTTGGCTTTTCAGCCATCATTTATGGTACAAGTGGCACCAATAACCAGCAACAACGTGTTTACTATGTTCCATCTACAGATACCTCTGCGTATTACATTGGCGACACAGTTTACACAATTGATGGTGGCGATGCTAACGGTACCCCTGCAATTGCTAAGTGCACATCCGGTCAAGTCCCACGTGGAGTTGTAACTGGTGTTCTCTTAACAAACCCTAACAACCCTTCTATTCAGGGTACAAACATCGACTTGACGACTACTAGCGTTCCTGCTACTAAGTCTAACCCATACTATCTGCTCATCAATGATGACCCAGACCAAATGTATGTAATCCAAGGCGATAGCACAACTTTTGCAACAACTGACGTGAACAAGAACGCTACTTACACTGTAGCAACACCTTCTATTTCCAATCAGATGTCTGCAACTGTATTAACTGGAACCACTACTTCTTCTACTGCAGTGTTGAAGATTGTTGGAATCGAACCAATCCCTGGTAACAACCTCGGAGCTTATGTTCGTTTCATGGTATTGTTCAACAACCACGAGATGCTCCGTCCATCTGCTGGCATCTAATTAGGAGAATAAAATGGCTGGTGTTATTACTACTGGTTCGTTTCCAAAAGCTCTGTGGCCTGGTATTAAGGCATGGTGGGGTCGTTCATACAATGAACATCCTATCGAGTACACAGACTTGTTCGATACAACCACATCTGACAAAAACTACGAAGAGTACGTCCAAGCTACTGGCTTTGGTCTAGCTCCTCAAAAACCACAGGGTCAAGGCGTTGCTTATGACTCTGAGACTCAAGGTTTCGTAACCCGTTTGACCAACGTAGCATACGGTCTCGGTTATATCGTTACTGAAGAGGAAATCCAAGACAACCTGTATGAAGTTGTTTCTAAGCGTCGTGCTGCTGCAAACGCTTTCTCTATGCGTCAAACCAAAGAGAACGTTGCTGCAAACGTATACAACAACGCATTTAGCAACTCTTATGCTGGTGGCGACGGTGTATCACTCTTGAACTCTGCTCACCCAAACACTTCTGGTGGCACATTTAGCAACTTGCTAACTACTGCAGCTAACTTGTCTGAGGCAGCAATCGAGAACTTGATTATTCAACAAATGTTGGCAACCAATGACCGTGGCTTACGTATCAACTTAATGCCTTTGAGCTTAGTTGTACACCCAAGCAACTGGTTTGAAGCCAATCGCATCTTGAAGTCTGTATATTCATACAATACAGGTGCTAACCCTCCTGGTACTGCTTCAAACGCTGCAAATATCTTGATGATGACCAATGCGTTGCCACAAGGTATCAAGATGAACCACTACTTGACCTCTACTAAAGCATGGTTTATCCGTGCTCAAGTTCCAACAGGTACAGGTATGATTTATCAAGAGCGTCAAGCTATCAGCTTTGACCAAGATAACGATTTCGATACGATGAATGCGAAAGCTAAGTCTTACGAGCGTTATGCCTTCGGTTGGGGTGACCCACGTGCATTGTGGGGTACTCCTGGAGTTTAATAGACTCTTTACGTGAGAGCTTCCCCCTAGTGTCCCAAAAGGTTGCTAGGGGGTTTTTTCTCTAACTCTTAAAGGAAAAATTATGCCTAACAAGAAATTACGTGATGGTCAGCCGATTGGTATGGGTATTAAAGCTCCTTACGGTGCTGGTAAGCCACAAAAGACGTCTGGAAAGACTCCCAAACAACCGACAAAGGCACCAAAGCCTAAAGGTGGTTATTAATCATGGCTTATAACATTCTTCCAATTCAGACCCTAAATGACGGCTATCGTAATGCCACATTTAAGATTTCTGGATGGGTAAATGGCTCTGATATTTCAGGTTACACGATTGTAGACCCAAGCACATTGAGTCAAATTGATGCTCAAGGAACTATTCCAAAGACTGTACGTGTAAAACGTATTAACTTTGACATCCAAGACGGCATTCAAGTTGATTTAATTTGGGATGGTGCAACACCTACAAGTTTGTGGGAATGCACTGGTCGTGGTGAAATCAAAGCTGCCCCATTCGGTGGTATTACAGATAATGCTGTGACACCAACTGGTAAAATTTTATTGACAACTATTGGCGGTGCATCACAGACCTCTAATACGTCATTTACCATTATTTTAGAAATTATCAAAGATTAATATGCAAGTAGCAAACATCAACGCAAAGGAAATACATCTAACAGCAACGATTACTCGTGCTGATGGAACCGTAGAAGAGCTTGGTGTTATCGACTACTGGCATAGAAATCCCCTTAAACGCTTTATTTGGAGATTTAAAAAATGGCTACATTGCTAGTGAATACAGGTAAAGCTATCGTTACAAACTATCTGAACGGTGGTGCCGCAACTCAACCTAAGTATGTCGCTTGGGGAACAGGTGCTGGTACAACTTCCGCAACAGATACGACTTTGTTTACTGAAGTAACTCCTCGTGTTTCAGGTACTACTTCACAGGTAACAACTTCGACAACCAACGATACTTTTCAAGTAGTAGGCACTCAAACTGCAGGCACGACTGAGACAATCACGAATGCTGGTTTATTTGATGCTTCTACAAGCGGAAACTTATTTGTAAAAGGTGACTTCACTGGTGTTCCTTTGAACACTGGGGATTCAATTCAATTTACTTTTAAGGTTCAATTCTCATAAGGTATGGCATTAAATGGCAGTCCCATCAACAAGGTGGTACTGAATGGGCCTGATTCTAACCAATTTACTCAGGCTCTTACATACCTATCTACAAGTACCTCTACCATCATCAAACAAGTTGGTAGGGGTATCTCTGTAGTATCAACATCAACAGTTTCAATAGCTCGTCTTGTAGCTCATCTATTGAGCTTGACATACAACTCAGTATCCTCAACAACCTTAATTAAGTCCCTAATTCGGACATTGAGCGTCACAAGCACCTCAACAGTTAGCGTTGTTAAGGCTATTGCCCATTACATGGGATTGGTCACAGAAGTAACGATTGACTTACTTTATGAAAAGGCTTCCCATTTCTTAACTTTGGCGGTTACTAGCATTAGCACATCTACTATAGCTAGAATTACCTCTAGATTTCTGACATTGACCTATAACTCGGTTAGTTCAACCAGTTTGACTAAAATAGCCCAGTATCTACGGTCACTAACAGTTACCTCGACATCTACGTCAACCATTATTAAAAACATAGGGAAAACCCTAAGTTACCTATCAACTAGTTCAACAACGATTGTTAAACAAATAGGTAAGATACTGTCATATATCAGCACCTCAATAAGCACCATAGGAAGGCTTGTAAGCCGTTTTCTAACACTATCCTATAACTCGGTATCAACTAGCTCTATAACACGCTCTATAACCCGTTTATTGAGCTATTTAAGCACCTCTGCAACTAGTTTAACCAAACTACCAATCAAACTTTTGGCAGTTACTAGCACTAGTGTTGTATCCATACAACGGGCTATCAGCAAGATAATGAGTACTGTCGTTGAGCATACGATTGTAGTTCTGACGGATATAGCGTTGCATCTTGTAGCGTTGTCTACGACTTTGGTTTCGACTGCTACTATTCAAAGAGCCATAACTCATTCGTTATCGTATCTTTCTACATCCACGGTGACCATACTTAAAAGAATACCAAAGACTTTGGCAGTTTTGTCCACCTCTTTGGTAAATATTGTTCGGAGCATAGGGAAAACCATTAGCTATGCCGTGACTGAAACCGCTACTGTGGCATTGCACAATATCTTGGCTAGAGTGTTGTCGGTAGTATCTCCTTCAACCGTAACCTTAAGCAAATTCTTCCCCAAAGTATTTGCGGTCACCTCTACCACAATATCAGTAATAAATAAACAAATGTATAAGGTATTTAGCGTTATTTCAGCTACAATATCTACATTATTGACTGCTGTATTCCCTCGTTTAGGGGCGGTTGTAAGATATACCTTTACAGTAGACTTTAGAGACAGATTAATTGCACTTTATAAAGAACGAGTAGCCGAGGTCAATGTTCGTGACCGCCTACAAAAGCTCTATAAATTGCGTAATATTTTGGCAAACTCAAAGAACGACAAGGCATCAAAATGAGCCAATTTACCCAAAAGTACACCACAGAATCGGAACTCTTTTCCTTTGATTTTAACCCTGTATTAGTAACTGGAGAGACTTTAAGCTCGGCTACTTGCACGGCAATCACGCTACAAGGCACCGATTTAAACCCATCGGCAATCCTGTCAGGAACGCCCGTAATAAGCCTAGGAAAAGCTACCCAAAGGGTTCAAAACGGAGTGGCAGATAATACCTATAGGTTGATAATGACAGTTACAACTAGTCTATCTAACACCTATACCTGTACTGGCGACATCCCAGTTTATTCACCTTCGGAGTAATCATGGGCAAAGCCGATTTCCTACGAGTTGGTGACTACAACGGCATCTGCGATAGTTGTGGGCAGAAGTTTAAGTTTTCACAGTTAAAACTGCGTTGGGACGGCTTATACGTATGTACAGTTAACAGATGTTGGGAAATTAGACAGCCCCAGGACTATGTCCGTGGAGTCATGGATAGACAGGCAGTTCCTATTTCTCGCCCCGATGCACCTCCGGTATACATACAAGA